TCCAGACATGTCTACCTCTTCAAAACTTGTTCCGTCTGCAACCAATATTTTGTTTGCAGTATTAGTTGGCAATTTTAATTTTGATCCAACTGTTAAATCACCATTTATGTTATTAGAAATAGTAGTAACATGATTACCCATATAACCATGTGATGAACACTGATAATACAGTATGTTTGGTGTATTAGCATCTACAGCTATCTGTACATAATCACCTGAACTTCCGCCTGAACCACTTGTTGTTACTCCTGTTGTATAAGCTGTGCTTTTAGCAGCATCTAAATAAAAACGTAAAGGGTGTCCTGAGTTAGTACCATCTGAAGTATCAAATTTGTAGTAATATTTTGCGCCTGAATCTACACCAGAAAATCTTAATGCTGGTGATTCTAATCCATCAAGAAAATATGCATTACTACTAGAACTTCCCCCTGATGGATAAGGATGATTACTTGTTTTACTACCAACTTTAACAGTAATTACTTTTGGCGCTGATGAAGAACCATATTCTTCTGGATTTGGTAAACCTATTTTTGCACCAGGTACGGTGCAGAATACTTCTGTTGCACCTTGAAAATCTACTTTTGCATCACTATTAGAACTGGAGATAACGTAAGTTCTAGCAAGTGTGCTTGCTCCTGAATTTAAAGTTCCAAAACCAACTTCAAAATTATTTGTTCCTGTTTCAAAGATACAATAATAAGTAGTGTTGTCTCCACCGATACCAGCAGCAAAAGATTCAAAACCTGAAACTGCTCCACCTAGTGTAAACGTACCTGTTCCAGTAGTTGCACTGGATTCTTTTACCCTATCATTTAATTTAAACGCCATTTAAAATCCTACGATGATGTTAAACTAATAATAGCATTACTCGCTGTGCTTGGATCAGGAAACGAAATAGTAAAGTCACCATTCGTTGCTGTCTTTGCTCCGTTGAAATCTAATACTACAACTAACTTATCACCTTGGTCATCATTATATATCGCTGCATAAGTTGCAGTGAAAGTTGCAGCTCCAGTTGTTGCTGCACCCCAAGTAACATCTGCAAAATCTACAGAAGCAGTAGCGGTCGTTGCTACGACAGCTTGACTAGTTAAAGCTTTTCTAGCGTAGTTTGAACCACCTGCAGAAGAAACTTCGTCGTTAGTCTGCACAGTTGTTGTTGATGTTGTATAAGTAGATGAGATTGTTCCATTGTATAACGCTATTTTAAAAGTGTCTCCACCGTTCGCAAAATTATGCGTTCCAGAAAGAAGTTCACCTTTAAAAGAAAACGGTACTATGTTTGCCATATTTTTATCTCCTTAGTATTTTGATGGTGATTCAGATTTTAAAGGAGTACGAATAGCACCATCTTGGTATTCGTCTCGGCGTCTACGACCTTGTTGTTCGATCGCGTACGATTGTAAAGCTCTTCTAAAAGATCCTTCGTAATATTGTAGCATATCTGCTGGACCTTTCAAGTATCCATATGCTTCTACCAAACATCCATACAAAAGTAAATCCTGATATTTATTAGATACATAAGTTCCATTTGTAGCTGCTGGAGCTGCACTTGGTTCTGTCGTGTTTGTAATACTTATTGGTTGTTTTACATATGCTAATGTAATTTCATAAGTTGAATCTGGTGTTGGTGCAACAACCCAAAATTCTGCATCCCAATTACCATAATATTTAGGAAAGCCAGATTGAGTTGCTGGGGTATCATAATATTCAGACATAAAACTTGTATCTCTTTTTTCTAAAAATCTTTGATCTCCCGATGAATTTTTTAGTTGTACGTATCTAATAAATCTTAA